CGCGAACTTTCTGAGTGCTTTCTTTAACTCAGGTACGCCTTCTACTACGACCGGCATTTTTCCTATCTTCCGCCTGTTTCGAGATTACTGCATAAAACGCTTTCAGTAGATCCCTATCCATGTTGATGAATTCGCTAGGCGCGATACCTAGATTTACCGATAATTCTGCTATTCGGTAAGTCCAAGTATCACGCGCTAACCATTTGGGGAGTCGTCCCCTAGAACCTCAACAGCCTTCAAGGTTTCAAGGAACTTGTCCCCAAACGGATAAACTTCAGGTGCGCCTGCACGTTTCAAGCACTCCCACGCAAGCCAATAAATATCGGACTGCTTTTGATCTTCCTGAAAGGCTTTATAAAAACCTTTCTTCGCATGCAGTTCGAACGCATACTCTATGGCTGGAGTAATCTCGTGGATCGACTCTGTGCCATCTGCCCTAGTAACTTTTAGTCTTGCCATTGCCCATTTCTCCTAATTTAGAACGTGCCGGTTGATGCCGCTGTTACTGCGGAGTTTACCGTAAAGGTGATGTCCATTGTAGACATGTCGCCAACGCCACCGTTAATAGGTGTCAAGTTATTCACAAGCAGGTCACCGCTGTATAGCAAGTTTTCTGCTCCAACTGCAACTGCGGAGTTATTAAGTGCCTTCCATGCAACGGTTGTGCCGTAAGCTGCATTGAGAGTAGCGAGAACTTCGCCTGTTGCTTGATCGTTCAAGAATGATACGGTTAGTGTCGCGGATTCAAGACCTTTGACGAACTTGTGCGCGGTGTCACCCATTGCAGTTACTTCGAGTTCATCGAAAGCCTGATTCAAGGTAATTGAAGTTACGTGGTCGCTAAGATCGACATTGTTGATCTTAAGTCCGACCTTGTTGTTTAAGAAAACTGCCATGTTGGCTATTCCTCGTCTTTCTTAGCGGTTGGTTTTGGTTTAGGTGCTTCTTCCGCGGGCTTTACCTGACCGATTTTAGTCAAGAAACGCTCGCGCTCTTTGTCATTATCAGCCATTGTATTAGCTCCAATCGGATAGAACGCTGATGGATACTTCACCGGATAGCAGATCGCCTGCCACGCCGGTCAAGACTGCGGGTGCGCTGAAAGATCCAATCGAATAAGCAATGTTCGATGCTTCCAGCTTGTTTACTATATTCAGATAATAATCTTCAATGTTAATTAAATTTCCTTGATTATCAAACATAGGCACAAGGACAACAAGTTTGAAATTGACCTTAGGCTTAACCGTTTTGTAATGATCGTTGCTTGGCTCGATATAAGGATCGCTTGGCTGTACCACAATGCTATTAGCAAGGGGAGTGGCAGGTGGGAAGGAAAACACCTGCCACGCCGCATTATCAGTTAGCGCAGTCGCGATTGTTCCACGTAGGGTAGAGATTGCTGACATTATCCTACTTGACCGCCCGGAGCTAAGTGATCCGCAAGCAAACCGCGAACTCGCGCCATGAGTGTGTTACCCATGCGATACGGCGAAGGTTGGAAATCAGGTGAGATGCCGCCAGCGTTCGATGCTTGGCGAGCCTGCCAAATGTCAATAGCAACCATAAGGGATGCTTGATTGACTTCGGGTAATGTTGAATAATCGATGTGAGTTGTGCCGTAAGCCTTCCCAAATGGCACAAGGGCGTTTTTAACTTCGGCTGTGGCGTTGTTTACGCTATAACTAAGGCCGTAAGTTGTAACCGCTGTAATGGTCTTTGATCCGTTGTATTTAGCGCCGCAGTTTTCAACAACAATCGTGTCGCCAATAATAAACGAATGTGGTACATCAAAATAAATAGTTGCAACGCTAGTCGTGCTTTCATGAGCAACAACAGGAAATTCGTTATACCAAAGTTTTGCTTTTACTATGTTTTCAGCCGCTTGGCAGCATTCTTCTACAAGTGCCGATGAATAGAGATTGCCAATTCCAAGCGCAGAGCGCAATTCGGCTTCAGTTACGAATGTGGCTGCCATCTCTATCCTTTCTTATGTTAGCCCCGCCGCAAGGGCTGTGCGGCGGGGTAACTCTACTTCTAGGCTAATTAAGCCTTGTTGAAACGGAATGCACCCTTTGGCTTCTTGGTCGCAAGCGCGCCATAGCCATAGAGTCCAACTTCAATCTTGCCTGATCCAACGGTTTCAGCGCGGAGCTGCAAGCGTGGTGATTCATACCAAGTGAAGGAATCGCGGTTTACAACCATGATGGTTGCATCGCCATCACCGGACTGTGTGTAATCTACGTAGAGATCAAGTCCGAGAACGTTTCCGCGAATTGCGTTTGCTGCAACTGAACCAGCAGCATTTTGTGGCTGGATTGCAGTAAGGATTGGACGCTTGTTGCTGTCGTTGAGAGCAATCAAGTTAGCCCATTGAGTTGGAGATGCAATCAAACCTGTTGCAAACGAGAAAGTGTTTGCGTAGATGTCTGATGCTGCGCGTGATACGAATGCGCTGAGTTCATCGCCGTCCCATGGAAGGGTAACGGTGGTTCCATCAACAGTTGCTACGGATGCAATGGTGTCAAACGCGTAAGCGTTGGTTGCTTTTGCATAAGCATCTGCCATGAGAGCTGTGAGTTCAGCAAAGAACGCTGGTGAAGTACGATCAAGAACTTCTACCGAGAATTTCTGCATTCCTGCAAACTTCTTAACATCAACATCAAGATATTCAATCTCAACCTGAGTATCGGAGAATGCTCCACCTTCATTAACCTGTGCAACAGTTGGCGCAGTCTTAACGCGTGGAATCTGGAACTTCATACCTGCATCTGGAAGTGTGCCGGATGAAATTGCTTCGATTGTTGGGCGCACGCCGGTTGTCTTTGGGTTGATAACTTCTGTCAATTGACGTGTTGGTACAAGACCGGGTACGTCTGTTGTTGTGTCTGTGTCTGATGCAGCAGCGATCCATTGACGAGCTTCTTCTGAGCCGAGAGCCGCGCGAACGGTGTTCTCAACATAGAGAGCTGGTGTTACTTGGATGCGTGGCTTTGCATAGATTGGTGCTGTAACTGTTGGGCGCGAAGCTTCCACCGCAGGGGCTTCAACCTCAGGCGCAACGGCTACGGTGTCTGGAGTTTTCTCCACGACTGCCTCGCTTTCGTTTTGGGTTGTTGTTTCTTTTGCTTCATCTTCTTCGGATGCAGCAACGCTCAAAACTTCTGCGCTCTTAAACGCAGCAGCCTGAACAAGACTTGTTTCCATCATTTTACTTGACAACACACGATAGACATTTTGATCGCGCTTTCCATCGATAACTTCCACGCCAACAGACAATCCGCTGCGTAGTTGTTCAGATGCTTCAATGAGCGCATCGTTTCCACGTGTTGTATTAGAAATCTTAAATGTTGCATAAATTCCATCTTCATCTTCACGAAAAGAAATCATGCGACCGATCGGTTTCTTTGGGTCATGCTCCAAAAGCAATTTTGGCTTTGGGCTGTCAGGAATCTCAATAGATCCTTTTTCAAACACGACTTTGCCGGCAGATGTCTGACCGATTTCTCCGCCGAATGGGACAATCTTGCCTGAAATAGTGCGCTCAGAAATTGAGCATTCGATGTCGCTACTGAATGTTAGATGCATCTTCATTTCCGTTCGGTGTTAGATCTTCCATCTCCATTGCTTGCTCTACTGTGATTAAACCTAGAGATAGCATTTTTTCAATGACGTTTAGGCGTTCCATTGGATCAACCCGCAAAAATGCGCTGTCTACGTCAAACTTAACAATGTTGCCTCGCGCCGTTATATCATCCATGGACAAACGATCCTGAATTGCGTTGATGTACGGTGCGAGTGATAGCGCCACGAATTGTTTGCGTTCATCTTGAACATTTGCGTAAGTCATGCTGTTGTTCATATCTGCGCTAATGTAATACGCAGGAACGTTCATCATTCGTGCAATTTGAGTAGCTGTATTTTGAATTGCATCAACAAACATCATGTCGCGTGGGCTGAATGATGTCGGCTGATATTCAAGTGTGCTGGTGAGATAAGCCGTGCTGCGTTGTTCACGCGCTGCTTTCCATGCGGATAAAATTCCCTGAACTTCGGCAGGTGCTAAATCTGCACCTGTATTTTTTATGACACCGGATGGCATGGGAGTAGATGTAGCGACACGCATTGCCTTTTCAAGATCAATGGCGCTGCGTAATGTGCGAGCGCCCCGCTGCAAAATACCTTCATCTTGTGCTTGGAATGTAACAAGTGATCCAAGTCCTGACATTGGAGCAGGTGTGCCATCAACAGTATATTGCGTGATGAAATTAGTATTGGAATCTGTTGTATAAGAAACGCGACCCGGCGCAACCCATTCAAAGCGAGCAGGGCGACCATCATCAAAATAAACTTCGGTGACGCGCCAATATGCAACGCCATAGAACAATAACGAATCGACAGTCCAAGCAATTGTTACTGATCGTGGTTGCGCATTTGATGGTTGCTCTAACCACAATGGCTTACCTAATTCTTCACCTGTTGATTTTTTGTAAAGCTCTAAAGGCAATCCGCCAATCGTGCAAGCAATCAAATTACGGCAACGTGCAACGCTCGGAACAGACATTGCTTCATCGCGACCTACGGCAGTTAATACGCCGGGAATGTAATAATTAAAAGCATCCGTCATCAATTGCGGTGCTTGTTGCGCTTCTATTTTCGCAGGGCGAAAACGATCAAAAAGACCCATCGCTATATGTTAGCACACAAATCGGACATTCCCGACATTTTACACAATAATTTGTGGCTTACTTTGTGGCTTAAGCAGTTGGTGGACAACCATAGCCAAACTAATTGCTGCCGATACGTCCCCGGCTGACTTTCGCCTAACGATTCGCCAACCCGCATCGGTTTCTTTAGCGGCGCAGTTATTCATGGAGTCCACCAAACTAGCCTGTCCGATGTGAACGATTCGCGCGTTCACAAGGGCATCATATAGATCTGAACAGGCTTGGTAAAACACAGTTCCCGACATATCTTGTATTTTGTGTCCAGATTGGGCTAACCGCTCGGCTACGCTCATGGTTGAGTATTTGTCAAAGCAAATCATTCGTGGGCGGTATTTGTTAGCCCATTCGTTCACTTCAATAGCCATTTTAAGTTCATCGATAGCCACTTGGCTTTCAAATTGGGCAATAACCCCAACAGCAACCTTGCCATCCTCGCGCAGCTGCCCTGCCACAAGGCTTGCCATCTTTTTATTGACTGAAATATCCATCGCAAACACGGTAAGCGGTCCCGGCTCAATAAATAGATCCTGAACGGTGCAATCTTCAAATGATCGGTACGCCCAAGGCGATTTCAGGGCTGAAACCCATTGACAGAGCGTTTCTGTGCGGCTTGCTTCAATGCTGGACGTTGCTATTGCCTCTGCAATGGTTTCCTCGTCTATCAAATAGCCTAAAGCTGGATTGGCTTGATACCACGCATCCTTATCGTTGATCTTGGCAAAATCATCTGCCGAATACTCCCAAAACCCTAGGCTGGCAGGTGGGTAAGACAAAGCGCGGCTGCGTAGATCGTTCAAAACGCTTGAGAACGCATCACCGGCGTTTGATGTCATAAATATCTGACTATTAGGACGGGCGCGCGTGATTGGCTTAGCCGCAGTCCACGAGTCCTCATCAATCTCACGTAATTCGTCTATGTAAAGCAGATCCGCGGTTTTACCACGGCTTCCATCTCTTGTAGCCGCAACTATCTCGTAACGAGCGCCCGAAAGCAGCTCTACCGATTCCTGACCATTAGCCACGCGGATCTGTTTTACCTGCGCCATAAGGTGCGGGTTGTCCTCAATTACGTCCACGACCTTGCGAAAGGTGTCAAGTGCCATGCCGCGATTAGAGGACATTGCAACTATATTCATTTCACCGAAAATAAACAACCCTGCAAGGATACGGATGCGTGCTAGGTGCGTTTT